TTTCAACTATGACCTCCGCCTGAGTTTTGATACTTCCTTCACTGGTAAGGATCTGCTCAAGACCCGTCTGCGTTCTGGTAACTTCTCCTCGCAACCTTTCGGTTCTAGTTCCTCCTTGTTCAAACTGGACAAGGCAGAAACCTATGCGAACCAAGTCACTCTTGATCGTTTGTACTACAGCTTCCCTGGACTTGCTAAGGGTGTGACCTTGACTGCTGGTGCTCTGGTTCGTAACACTGAAATGGCTTGGTTGCCCACCGCATATCGTTCGGACATCCTTGACTTTTTCTCCGTTGCTGGTGCTCCTGGTGTCTATAACAAGGCAACTGGTTCTGGTTTCGGTGCTCAGTGGGTACAACCTACCAAGAAGGGTAAGCCTGGTTTCGTCGCTGGAATTAACTATGTTGCCCAGAATGGTAACGACAGCACCAAAGGTCAGTTTGATGAAGATGGTTCTCTGAACACTCTTGCTCAGATTGGTTATCGTGCTCCTCAGTACGGCATCGCATTCGGTTACCGCTATGGTACTGAAGGAACTCGTGTTCGTAACTTCAATGCTATCGGTGGTGGTTCTGGTGCTCTTGGTGCTAACCAAACCTCCAATGGTTATGCTATCAACGCATACTGGCAACCCAAGAAGTCGGGTATCATTCCTTCTGTGAGTGGTGCTTATGGTTGGAACACCGTAAGTCTGTCCAACAACCGCACGACTCCTAATGGTGCTACTGATTCACAAACTTGGTTCACTGGTCTTCAGTGGAGCGATGTGTTTGTGAAGGGTAATGCTGCTGGTTTTGCCATCGGTGCTCCTGGTAATGCTGCTTCTCTTGCTGCTGATCGCAAAGCGATTATGTGGGAAGCGTTCTATCGTTACAAGGTTAGCGATGCGATCAGCGTGACCCCTGCGGTTTTCTATGTGTCTAACAACCAAGGTCTGAAGAATGCTTCGGACAACTATGGTGGTGTGATCCAAACTACCTTCCGTTTCTGATAAACTACTCATAAGTTGAGTGGAACCACCCCTTTCTGGGGTGGTTTTTCAGTAAATGGACATATTTAACCTTCCGTTAACTTTAATCAAGTAAAATTACTACGAAGTTTTTTAATCCCAATGAAACTCAAACATATTGTTACACTCGGTCTTGCTTTTGCTCCTGCTGCTGCATTTGCTGGACCTGCTATTAATGGTGCTGGTGCTACCTTCCCTGCACCTATCTACCAGCGTTGGTTCCAAGATTACGCTGCTGCTACTGGTGAAAGAGTAAACTATCAGTCCGTTGGTTCTGGTGCTGGTATTCGCCAGTTCGTTGCTGGAACCGTTGACTTCGGTGCTTCTGATGAACCTATCAAGGCAAAAGAAGCTGCAAAGGTCAAGCGTGGTGTCGTTCAGATTCCTATGGTGGGTGGAACGATTGCGATTGCCTACAACAAACCTGGTTGTAAACTGAAACTGACTCAGAAACAAGTTGTTGATATCTTCTCTGGTCGTATTACTGACTATAAACAAGTCGGTTGTACTGCTGGTAAGATGACTGTTGTTCACCGTTCTGATGGTTCTGGAACAACTTATGCGTTCACTAACTCTCTTGATGCTTTTGGTGGTTGGGCTCCTGGTGTAGGTAAGTCTGTCAACTGGCCTACTGGTGTTGGTGCCAAAGGTAATGAAGGTGTGTCTGGTACGATCAAGAACACTCTTGGTGCCATTGGTTATGTGAATACTGGATTCGTTCGTCCCAATAAACTTCAAGCCGCAGTTCTTCAAAACAAAGCAGGTAAGTTTGTCGGACCCTCTGCTGTGACTGGTGCTGCCGCTCTGAACGGAATCAAACTGGATCCTGTAACTCTTGCTGGTGAAGATCCCAATCCCGCAGGTGCTCAAGCATATCCTATTGCTACCCTTACCTGGATTCTTGCTTATAAGAATGGTTATGCTCCTGGTAAGGCACAAGCAGTCCGTGATGCCATCAATTACGCTTTGAGTTCCAAGGCACAATCAATTGCTGATGATCTAGGTTATGTTCCCCTTGCTGGTTCGATTCTGAATCGTTCCCGCATTAAGGTCCAACAAGTCGGTATGGGTGAGAAGTAAACTACTCATAAGTTGAGTGAAACCACCCCCTTTTGGGGTGGTTTTTTATTGGTATACATAAGGAGAGTATTCATTTGGTATGATTAAAGTTTTTGATAATTTTCTTTCAGAAAAAGATTTTACTTATGTAAGTGATTATTGCTCAACTGCAAACTATACATATGGTGAGAGAGATAATTTTGATACCCCACCAGTAGGGATGGTTTCGGAAATCGCTCTTGACTCTGAATTTGCAAGTTTATTTCAAAATGTAATTAATCAAAAAATTTCTCAGGTTTCACCCTATAATCTTTATAGGTCTTATATCAACTGTTTTGCACCATCAGAAAATCCTTATTTTCATACAGATGGTGATGCTGGACTAACTCTTTTATATTATTCAAATAAAGATTGGAATTTGAATGATAATGGTGAAACCCAAATCATACTAAACAAACAAGTAGATCAAATAGTTGGTATTTTACCAATCCCAAATAGAATGTTAATCTTCGATGCAAATCTTGTTCATAGAGCAACCTCTTTTAGAGATAGGCATCGCTTTACAATCGCATTTAAGTATAACTAATGTCTCTTATTTCACAATTAGATAGGCAACTTGCCATCACTGCCTTTGAGCATTATGCTGATTTTCTAAAGAGTGAAATCTCTTTTATTGAAGATTCGCAACTAATTGACGATCCAAACTACCCAGAGTATCATACATACAAACAAGAGTTGTATGAGTTGAATACACTTCTCAACTGGGTACGTTTGGAGCACTACAAGAATGAAAATTAATCTTTGGTATTGTAAGGATATGGGATTGTGGAGGTGGACTCTTACTGATGATCGCCGTCCTGTAGTTCGACAAGAAAGCGGACAACAACCAGATCTTAGAGTTGCAATGAATGATGTTGCCAATACCGTAGAGTATGTGCTACAATGTAAGGATAGAAATTGATCGGGCGATTAACTCAGCGGTTAGAGTGTCTGCTTTACACGCAGAAAGTCCACAGTTCGAATCTGTGATTGCCCACTTTATAAATACCTAAAAAATGGTATAATGGAAAAGTTATACAAGTTAATTAGTGACATTCAGGCAAATCTTTTTCTCCTGTTTCATAAAACTTGGGTCTTTCACTGGAATGTTGTAGGACCTGATTTTTATCAACTTCATCAATTATTTAATGATCAGTATAATACTATGTTTGAAGAGATTGATCGTGTCTCTGAACATATGCGTTACCTGAACGTGAGACCAATTGGAACTTTGAGTAGAATCGTTGAAGTTTCTTCCGTAGGTGAGGGGTCAAGTTTAATTGAATTTGATGAGATTGGACAAAAGATTGTAACACCTGGAAAACCAGTTGTAAAAGCAGATGAGATGGTTAAACGTCTTATGCTTGATAATATTTTGGTCATTGAATTGTTGAAAGGATTATCTGAAGAAGCAGAAAATCAACAACAGTATGCAACCGCAAATCTTGCCCAAGATCTGATGGAATCTCATGGTAAATTTGTATGGATGTTGAGGGCATTTGTTGATAAGACTTCTAAGTTGTCTATCGAAGATTCTCAAGAAAAACCAATTCCAGTTCCAGAAGAAATTCCTCAAGAAGAAGTTTCACAATAATAAGTTTTGATATAAGGGTAATGAAAAATGGTAATCGTAAGATGCAAAGATTGTGGTGTTGAACTAGTCAGCCACCCAGCAAAAACTAAGTCGTGTGGTTGTTCAAATATGACTACTGTAAAGGGAGATACTATTACGGCAATTGATTTATCAAGAGTTGTTATGGTTGATTCTGAAAGAAAAAGAAACAAGTCAAATGTTTTGACCTCTGAAGATCTTGCCTATCAAGAAGCACGTAGAAATAGAAAAGTAAAACGTTTAGATTTTGAGATTCGTTAAAATTATTACATAATTTAAGATTCTCTTAAGCACTTTCTTGAAACCAACACATAGTTGACATAGTAAAAATACTCACTAGCATAACTAGTAGTATTCAACCTAAAACCCTATGGATCAGCACACCTACGATAATTGGGTGAAGATCAAGGAGACTTTCGAACAGTCTGGCAACACAGACAATATGTTTTATAAAAGATCAGTTGAAATTGTCAAAACCAGAAGAGATCCTCTGGCAAAGTTTTTTGGTGATGAAAAATGATACACGAACAAGAAGAATTGGTAACTCGTTCTGAAGTTCAGGAGATGATTGATGCCGCAATACGACGACACAACCGTAATGCTTCTATCATTAGTATGTGCGTCGGTTGGGTGGTTCTTGCTTTATTTGCTGAGGGACTCCTCCGACTAGTGGGTGTTATTCCACCATTACTACCATGGCTCAACATTACCCTGAAATAATAGGCATCGTCCTATTGTTGGTATTTGCTGCGACGATGTTTTATCAAGGAACTTGTATTATGAGAAATCAACGTGGTTATTCTTTACGTGACTATATGAAGCAAGATAGCACAACGATGCGTAAAAGAATAGAAGAACTACTCAAGGACAAATGATAACGATCACAGAAGAAGACTTGCAAGAATTACGAGAAATAGTTTTAAGACAAAAAATGGATGAGTTATTTGAAGAACCATCTACTTACGAGGACGAAGAAGATGATTAAAACATTCATATCGTCAATTTTACTTTTTAGTTCAATAGGATCCTTTATTTACTGGGGTCTTACAAATGCATATCCACAACACTAGGGGACAATATGAGAGTAGGACTAATCGGTTTAGGGCGGATGGGAGAAGGAATGTCCCGTCGTATGAGAAAAAGAGGAGGTATTGAAGTTTGGGGTTATCGGAGAAATTATGCTAGGGCACAAGAAGCATATGAAAGTGGATATGTGGACGGAGTTGCAACTACTATTGAAAATCTTGTTAAAGTAGTTAAACAAACAAAAACTGGTGGAATACAACCAGGAATTTTTCAGATGGTAGTTCCTGCCGAAACAGTAGAGGAGACGATCAATGAGTTACTACGATATTGTGGTGAGGGAGATATTATTATTGATCATGGCAATAGCAATTTTAAAGACAGTCGGAAAAGAGCAGAACGGTTGGCAAAACTTGGTATCTCATATATTGATTGCGGCACTAGCGGTGGTGTTTATGGTCTGGATCGTGGATACTGTCTTATGGTTGGCGGCGGAGATACTGCAGTCGCCACTTGTGCAAGGATTTTTGATGCCCTCTCCCCAGGGTTGGACGCTGCCCCCAGGACTCAATTTGACACAGACGTAACTTCTGCTGAGTTTGGATGGTTGCATTGTGGTGGTCCAGGTGCAGGGCACTTTGTAAAAATGGTTCACAATGGTATTGAGTATGGCATTATGCAAGCATATGCCGAAGGATTCAACATTATCAAAAACGCAAACGCAGGTGCTCAGTATGTCAGAGAAGGAGATGCGGAAGTCGCCCCAATGGCAGATCCAGAATCCTATTGCTATGATATTGATGTTGCTGAGGTGGCTGAGTTATGGCGTCGTGGTAGTGTGGTTGGTAGCTGGTTACTCGATCTTACTGCTGATGTGCTTCGGGGCAATAGTGAGCTTAAACAGTTCTCTGGTGGGGTATCCGACAGCGGTGAGGGTCGTTGGACTGTTTCTGCCGCTGTGGATTTGGGGATACCCGCTCCTGTTATTACTACTGCCTTATTTGAGCGATTTAATTCACGCAATTTCGGAACTTTCGGAGCAAAAATTTTGAACGGAATGCGTTATATGTTTGGTGGTCATCACGTTAGATAAGGAGATTATCAATGGAACGATTTAAAGATTTTTCAGAGTATGAACTGCGTCTTCTTGCAGATGCAGTATGGGTCAGACAAAGACATTATATTGCTGGAGACAGAAAGTTTAAAGAGTATGGAGCAATTCTTGATGAATTGCAGAAACTAGTAAATTACCAACCAGGAGCATTCCTATGAGAAAATTCAATGATGCAGTACTATCAATCACGGTAGCAATCATTGACTTTCTTTACCGTGATCTACCAATACAAAGATTCTGGGTTCTGGAAACAATCGCCAGAGCACCATACTTTGCTTTCCTGAGTGTTCTTCATCTCAGAGAATCATTAGGTCTCAGAACAGAAGAACACTACTATCTGATGAAAGAACACTTCGCACAGACAATCAATGAAACCGAACACCTCAGAGAAATGGAGTCGCGTGGCGGAGCAGACCGCTGGATTGATCGCTTTTTTGCTTATCATCTGGTTCTCGTCTATTATTGGAGTATGGTTGTTTACTATTTTGTTGGTCCTGTTTCTGCTTATCACCTGAACTCTGGTATTGAGTTTCACGCAACAGAAACTTACTTGGATTACTTCTGGGACCATCCAGAAGACACTAAGATCGGTGAGATTGCCACAGATGAAATGAATCATTACATAGAACTAGACCGAGCAATGGAGATGGTTTGATGTTATTAGCAAAAGCACTTTTATTTGTTTCGATTCCTTTTGTTTTAACAACACTTTACTTCGGGACACGAGGAGGATATTATGACTCCGAACATTATAAGGGCAATGGAACCGCACATTAAACAACGATATGGTTTTGCAGCATCAGCATTTGTAAGAATGTGGGGGCATAGTTCATTACATGATCATCGTATTGTAGATTTTTGTATTGAATGGGCTCATAGAACTGAGGATGCTCCTTTAGATAGTTGGGTTGTGGATCAGTATTTTTATTATGAGTTTAAGACCTGGAGGGGATACTGATGGGACACTTTTCACGCTGGGTATTGGAAAACCCCTACACACTTGGATTCCTTGGATATATTTTGATTGTGCTGCCTATTATGGGTATCTGGGCAATCCACAAATACAACTGGCAGCACTGGGCACCATTTGACAAAGGGCACAAGAAGTAGTATAATTAGTTCTGTTGAGAAGCAAAACTACTCAACGCAACGGGGTGTAAGTCAGAGGTAGACGGCTTGCTTTGGGAGCAAGAAGACGCACGTTCGATCCGTGTCACCCCGATTGCCAGTTACTTCACTGGCACACTTGACACACAAGTCTAAACACCTTATAATAACTAGGTCAACAAACAAAACAATGTCTCTGATCCAAAAATTCAAGAAAGATGTTAGCACTCTTCGACTTGCTGCTAACGGGGAAATCTACCTTGATGTAAAGAATCCGAAACTTTATAAAAAGGTTCGTCGCTTTTACGAAAACGAAGGCGTCGTATTTTCTGGTGACCCTCTTGACGATTACGAAATTCTGATGGAAACCATCGCCGCTGATCTTGAATCTGTTGAGGTTGCATGAAAACCAAAGTTCTTCTGGAACGTGAAGGATATCGCTTTATTGAAGCAGGTATTCTTGAGATAAACGGTAAACCCGATTATCGTTTGCAAAAGCAAAATTATTATACCAAACGCTGGAATGACATTTATCTGTTTGATAACAGTTTACAATGTTCTACTGCAATGGAAGATTTTGAATATGCAAAATGGTTAGATCCAGATAGGGTTCCTTGTTATGTCAGAGGTGACGAAGAAGACACGGATGGTCTATAACAGCACTGGTCGGGAGCAAACCCCTTATGTCTAAATCTAGTATCCTGAGGTATCTTGGGAACTTTCTCCTAATGCTTGGTTATCAAGTTATGTTATGGGGAAATTTTAAGT